TATTTAATGCTTTAAAGTTTACAAACTTACGATGCTCATAATAATCACCTAAATGTAATACATTCTTAATACCATGTTCTTGACAATAGGGAAAAAATATTTCGCTATAAAATCTACCTTGGTATTCTAAAAATATATCAGATGAATTTCTTACACCGCAGTGTGTATCATTTAATATAGCTACCTTCATAATCCTAACCTTGCTTTTCTAAGAGCTTTACGATATTGCATAGCGATTTTTTGATCACGAGCTTTTAACATAACTCTATGTGGTTTACGTTTAATTTCTTTGGCAAACAATTTTCTTCTTCTTGTTTCAGCCCTTTGTTTTTGTTTAGTACTTAATTTTTTCATTGCATAAATAACTCAAGTTTTTCTCTTTGCTTTTCTTCTTTTTTAAATACCTTGATAGCTTCATCCTTAGTTCTGACTTGACTAATTCTTTGTCTTAAAGTATCTACATAAGCCATAGTTTCTTGAGCTCCGGATTCGTCCATACCCATTTGTGTAAAGTCTTCAATACCCATCTTTTCAATAAACTTAAACTTGATATCTTGTTGTCTTTTCTCTTTAGTAATTCTTCTGATAAAAGCAAAGTAACAAATTTGAGTAAAGTATGAGAATGCATTTGGCTTACCAGTTCTTGTTGCTGTTTCGATATTATAATTACCTATAGCCCTTAAACAGTTTTCCACTGCATCCATTACCATTTCTTCACGATAAGTATACCTCACGAAGTTCGGTCTGTGCGACAGTCCCTCGGCAATTTTGATAAAACATCTTGCGATATAATCAGTTACCTTTGGAATGTCTTGTTCTTTTGATCGAGCTTCCTGGACATTTACTGCATAATCGTAAACTGCCTGGGAGAACTCCTTGTTATTTACATAATGTGCTTTATTTTTAGCTTTCGCTGCCATTACAATTCCTCCATAATAGATTATATTATACCATAGTTTTGCTGAAAAGTAAACAGTTAATTTTTTTTAATTATTTTCAATTTAGCTATTTACATTTACTCAAATGTGTGGTATAATAATATAGTATACCGGGGAGGGTAGAATATAAAGAATTAATGTATCGTTTCTGGTACATCAGATTCAGGCTCAACCTCATCAGCATACTTTTCAATCAATCTTTGTTCATATTCTTCAAGTATTTCCTGTTCTGTACGGTGTTTCTCTGGAACATGACTTTTCATTGATAATGCAAGTTTCACATAGCTTTCCTTAGCAAGGTCATTTATAGAGACATGTTGTACTACATGGCTTTTCAATACTTTAAATAACTTAGCATCAGAAAATGGAAACCACGGGGAAAATTGATAACTGCCCAAAATATTAGATGATACTGTAACTGGTCTTTCGAGAATCCAATTGTCATTGTTTTTCACTGATACTAGTGCAACGATCTCATCTCCATTAACGAGTTTAAAGTGTCTTATATTGAGTGCTTTTATACTTTCCTGCATATTATTATTTATAAGTTATAATCAAACAACTTATAGTTAAACTTTTCTTTACTGTAAATTTTTATTCTTTCTGCCGCATGTTGTAATGTATAATTCTTTTTAGATTTCCAATGTAAATCATCTGCTATATCATATACAACAGTATCTATACCATCATTACTCTTTCTCAATCCTCGTCCGATCGATTGGAGAACCCTAATTTGCGACTTACTAGGTGAAGCAAAGATGATGTTATGTAAACGCTTAATATTAATGCCTGTAGAAAAAGTGCCCATACTAGCAACGATAATTGCATCTTTTTGGGTCTCGGTAATCTCACGGATTTGTTCCCTCGTGTCGACATCTGTTTCTCCTGATACATAAAAAAGCTTCCTATTATTATTTATCTTTTCTTGTAGCATAGAGTGCAATGGTTTACCATGTTTTTCTACATATTGAAATAGTATTAAGGTATTACCATTCTTACATGTTTCAGTTGCCAAATTACATATAAACTGATTACGTTCTTCATACTTGACTATAAAATCAAGTTCATCCTGGTATTTTAAACCTGATACTATTTTACATACCTCATCACTATATTTAAGTAAACATATTTTTATATTTAACTGTGATAAGTCTTGATTGTCTATTAATTTTTTCGTCGTCGTAACCTGATATACTGGACCAAATAAACCTTCCAATACAAGCTGATGTGTTTGTGAACCGTCTAAAGTTCCTGTAGTTCCTATACGATATTTTGCTTCAGTACATTTTTCCATAATAGATGTTAATGATTTTGCTTTAAAGTTATGTGCTTCATCACCTATTACCATACCAAAATCTAAGAACCAATGACCAGGTAATTTATATATTGATTGCCATGTGCTTATTAATACTCTTTGTTTTATACTAAACTTTTCTTTACCTGAATATATCCTATGACAATTATCCTCAACATTCCATTCATCTGTACTTGAATAGTCAGCAAAGTCTGAATACATTTGTTCTACTAATGAAGTAGTAGGTACAATAATTAATATATTCTGATCAAAGTATTCTAAGAAATATCTTATAGCTAAATATATGATCAAGCTTTTACCAGAGGCGGTTGGTGACAATAATAAAGATTTTTCATTTGATAGTGACAGCGAGAGTGCATCTAGTTGGTAGTCTCTAGGGATAATACCTTTCCCGTTCACAGAAAGGCTTAAATCCTTCAAAAAGGCTTCGAGGTCAATCTTAAGTTGTTGATCTAAGGTACTATATTTTGGTGATTCTACCACTTCTAGGTTATAACCACGCACAGAGCAAAACTCTTCAAGATATTTATGTAATCCACAATATAAAGTTTTCTTTCTTTGGTCAAATAACCTTATCTTTCCATCCCACATACGATTACGATAAGCTGGCATAAACTTATAACCAGGTACAAAGAAACAAAAGTGTTCTGATAATTCTTTTTCTATTGAAGGTTCTGTTTCTATTTCTAAAAACACTTCATTTTTCTTTTTTATTTTTATTACGTCCATGGTGGTCCAACAACCCAACCAACGATTGAGTATCGAGTTCCTTGTGTAAGTGGTGTTATTCTATGGTACATAAGAGAAGGAAATATAATTAAAGACCCTTGTTCACGAAATCTTGAAAGGTCAATATTATCTGCATCTCTAAATTGGAAATCTCCTCCAGCATACTCATTACTATTTGATAGTTGTATTATATATGTAAATTTTCTTTGTTCTGAATCAGTATATATTACATCCTGGTGCCAATCATATTTACCACCAGGTTCATATCTTAATAACTTAGTTTCATTAATTCTTTTTAATTTAAAATTAAAACTTTTATTCCTTTCCTTTACAAACTGAGCTACTTTCTGATCTAACCATTTAAACTTTCCAGTTATATTATATGTATCAACTATACGAGTATTTTGTTTTTTTATAGTCGTACCCTTTGTCCATTTGGGGCTTAATGTAAAAATTTGTTGTAGTTCGTTAGTTGTAAGAAAGTTATTATATACCACTCGTAAATTTTCTCCACTCAATCATATTCTTAATATTCTGATGTCTCCATTTAACATTTTCGAGTATTTCTTTGAGAGTATCACACAACTCGGTAAGATATTGCATCTTTGCTTGGTGTTCCTGAATAACAGGATCTGAGTCATAATAATAATCCATATCACCTTTAAGTACAGTAAGACCTTTTAGCGGATCATAGTCCCACCCTTTTTCGTCTATATCTTCTTTACTCATCTTGCCATTAAGATGTAACCATTTGTCCTTAAGTAGCACCTTAAATTCAAGTTCGAGTTTTTTAAGTTTTAAACGATTTACAGAAAGTAATTCGAGATATTTGGAATGTAATTTAGCGGATTGTCTTGAAGCCTCATCCAAATTCATGTCATCTATGACTGAGTCCTCTTTCCACATTTTAAGTATTTCTTGCAAATTATTCATATTATATATTATACCACAGTTTTATGAAAAAGTAAATAGCTTATTCTATTTCAAAGTATGTATATGCAAAAGTTATATCAATCTGAGCAAATTCTGTATCGCCTTGAGTATTAAATTCTATACCACCTAATGATGTAGGGAATACACCCTTAAATCGAATTTGTTTATTTACATTATTATGAGAGCTAAGTATAAGCAAAGTTGCATCTTCTTTAAAATCTTCGCTATTACCCTTTTGAGCTATATTATGTAACCAATTAAATGTTTCAATATAGTTTTCCATATCCTCAGTTACATTTACTCTTAAGGTTAAATCTTCAAAGCTTAACCTATCGCCAGTTACTGCTAGGTTAATACCTCTATGTCCAACATCTATTTGAGATAACCCTACAGTAGGCAATGATGCTCCAATACAAAAATATTCTAGGTTAGCATATTTTGTACTATTAATTTTAAATTGAAATCCAACTGGTGTTAGAAAGTTTTTATTAGTTGTTAAATTACTCATATATCTATTTATAAACTTATGCTGTTAAGTAATAGTATTTATATAATAAAAAAAGGGACTCCGAAGAGTCCCTTAGAAAAGTTTAGATTAAAATCTAAGCTTATGCTGATTCCATTATTGCATCAACTCTGAATACTCTAAAGTATTGGTTAGCTCTATCTGTACCAGTACCTGAGCCAGCTACGAATGGGTTAGCAACCATTCCGTATCTAGTTTTAAAGCCGATTCTTGGTTGGAAATCTTCCTCACCAACTGCTTTAACCATTGTTAATGGTACGTATGGGCAATAGAATAAACCTGCATCATACGGGTTTGAACCTCTATAACCTACACAAGCGAAGTCAGTTTGTGCATAAGGATCGATGTAAACTTTTAGTCTACCGTTAAGAACACCAGCAAAAGTATTACCTGTGTCATCAACATTTAAGTTAGCACTTAAAGCAGGTGTGTAGTCTAATAGACCAGCAGCTGCTAAAGCTGAAGCTACGTCTGAAGAAACGAGTACAAAGTTACCTTTTCCTCTTCTTGTTTCTTTAGCAATAATGTTAGCTTCTCTTTCGATCTGCATGATAAGACCTTTGAACTTCTCAACCATCCATCTGCCGTCTGAATCAGTATCTACACTAAATGCACCTTTTAAAGTAACATTTGATTGTAAAGCACCTAATTTAGCTTTAGCTAGGATTGTTCTAACCATCTCTCTGTTGATCTCTGCTAAGATTTCAGATGAAAGAATGTTAGCAAGTTCGCCTTCAGCATCCAATCCGTGGATAGCTTTAAGGTCTTGTGCTAATTCCATTGTGTACTCAGCTTTTAGAGCTCTTGACTTAGCTGTGACAGTTGTTTTGTCAATTGAGAAAGCCATTTCTCCGAAAGCACCACCAGCAGGTGATCCGCCAGTACCTAAAGCTTCAGCATCAGCTGTAGCTAAACCAGTACCAAAGTCATGAGTTGTATCTTCATCAGCTAATGATGAGTTAGACCCTGTTGCGTCAGTAACTCCTTCAAGACCTGTTGGTCCACCAGAGTCATGAGTACCTGTACCAGAGAACTGTGTATCAGCTTCATCAAATAAAGCTTCTGTACCGCCCTGTGTTGAGTATTTTGATTTCATTGCAAAGATAAGACCAGTTGGTCCACTCATTGGCTGAACGCCAGCGATATCATAAGCAATTAAGTTAGGCATTGCTCTTCTAACTAAAGAAATAAGAACTGGATCAAAGTTATCAATATTTGAGCCTGTAGCGTTAGCTGCTGCAGCCTCAGAAATATAATTACCTTGAGAATGAGCTCTCTCTTCTTTTAGAGCAACTTCCTGGTTTTCAAGAAGTCTAGCTGTTACACTCTTCTTGTATTGGTTTTCAATCGCTGGAGCACTTTCGTGTTCTAGGACTGGTCCCCATTTTTCCATAAGTTTTGCGTCTGCGTTAAACATTTCTGTTTCCCCTTATAATTATTTATTAAATTTTGTTATAGCTTGTGTGTATCTAGACATAGAATCTGAAACGTCTATATCGACTGTTCCTTCTCCTAATAGACTATCCACCTCATCTACAGTTTCAGTAACTTCTTGTTTGAAGTATGATTCTTTAACAGTTTTCACTTTCATTTCGAAAGTTTCTTTGTTATCGTATTCAATATCTTCAACCAAAGATGCTAATTTTTCTGCTTCAGTTTCAGCAAGCCCTTCTGATAAATCTCTTACTACTTCAGCTCTTTCTAAAACTTGAACTTTGTTATGTAAGTCAATATTATCGGTTGTGGTTTTATTTAAAGTTTCTTCTAGCTCAGTAACTTGTTCGTTGAGTTCATCAACTAAGTCAACCTTACCTTCAGGTACTTCGATGTAGTGTTCTTTGAACACACCTTGTAGTGAAGCCATAAAGTCTTCAGCAATTTCAGTTCTTAAACCATTCTGAATTGCTAATTCGTTTTCTTTCATCCAATTTTCAACTACATAGTTAAGGTATGAATCTACCTTTTCTACAAGTGAAGATTGTAAGTCAGATACTTCTTCTTCAAGGTTTTGCGCATATTCACTTTCTAGTCTTTCAACTTCCTGTGTTAATTTAGATGTAAGCACAGCTTCAAAAATTAACCCCGCCTTTCCTCTGAATTCTTCAGAAAGGGTTGCTTCTTCTTTTACTAATGCATCTAAATCTTCATCAAAATCAACTGATTCTACTTTAGCTTTAGCTTTTGGCTCTGCAGCCTTTTTAACTTTCTTTAAAGCAGCATCAACTGATGCGATTGATTCTTCCTCAGAAGTTTC